GCACCACCTATAGTAACTGTACCGCCTATGTTGACATTACCCGATACCGATACACTATCTTTAAATGTACCAGCACCCACTACAGTAACAGTGCTTGCCAGATTAGTTGCCCCGCCTACGCTAAGAGTTGATGCCAGAGATACAGCCCCTGCTACAGTTACCGTTGAACCAAAGTTGGCCGCACCGCCTACTGATAGTGTAGAAGCTAATGATACTGCGCCACCTACTGTTACGGTTCCACCAAGATTAGTATTACCACTTACTGATACATCATCTTTAAATGTAGCCGCTCCAACAGCAGTTACTGTTCCACCAACATGTAGATTACCACCAATCGTAGCATTGTTAACAGAAATATTTCCACTTATATCTGCTGAAATACCTGTTAAATTAGAACCATCTCCATAATAAGCACTTGCACATACTCTTGCATTTGCTGCCTGAACATTAGCACCGGCTATAGTTACTGTGCTTGCAAAGTTTGCTGCACCACCAACACTTAATGTTGATGCAAGCGATACTGCTCCTGCTACAGTAAGAGTACTGTTTAGATCAACAGCACCTTCCAGCGATGTTGCTCCAGCAACTCTGAGAGTACCTCCAAGTACAGTATTACCGGATACAGATACATCATCCTTAAATGTACCGGCACCTACTACTGTAACTGTGCTTGCAAAGTTAGCTGCGCCACCTACACTAAGAGTTGATGCAAGACTTACTGCACCACCTACTGTTACAGTTCCACCAAAGTTTGAGTTACCGCTTACCGATACATCATCTTTAAATGTAGCAGCACCAACAACATTAAAGGGACCGCTAACCGATACACTGCCACCAACATTAATATAACCCGATACAGAAATATTTGTAGCAACATTAAGTTCAGCTTCCACGTTTGTAAGATTAGAACCATCGCCATATAAGAATGCAGCAGTTACGTTACCAACTACATTTAAATTACCACTTACCGATACATTATCAGCAAAGTTAGCAATGCCTGTAACATCTAAAACACCACCAATAGAAGCTGATGTTGCTACATCAAGACGGCCACTGACTGATACATCATTGCTAAAGGTGGACTTGGAAGTAAATCCAGCAGCACCAGCTACATTAAATGTACCACCAACTGTTACGTTATTCTTCAGGGCCGCTACATTTTCTACTGTAACTGTAGATTTAAAAGTAGCTGCACCAACAGCAGTTACAGTGCTTTGAAATTGTGCTGCACCAACTACAGTAACAGTGCTGGCAAACTGTGCAGCCCCTGCAACGGACAGACTTGACTGTAGGTGTGCCGCACCAGCAACTGTGGCAGTACCACCTACATAAAGATTACCACCTACTGTAGCATTGCTTACTGATATATTACCACCAATCGTTGCAGTTACACCACTAAGATTTGAGCCATCACCATAAAAAGAACTTGCACATACTTTGTCATCTACATGAAGACTGTTATCTAAAGATACAGCACCCCCAACACCTAAAGCACCAGTAATTTGAACTGCATTAGTAGCAAGCTTTAGAGCAGTATTAACACCATCACCTGTTTGAACTGCTTTCAGAGAAGTGTCTACACCAGTATTGCTAGTTGAAGAACTAACAAGTATAATCTGCTTATATGTATTTGATATTAGTTGACTTGTTAAATCGCTCATATTAGATTCCAATACTTATCTGTTGATCCCCATGCGGTACTAGCCTGACTCCACGTAAGATTACGCCCACCTGTATCGGGACGAGGATTAAGAATAGCTGGATTATCCCTTACATCAGGCACATGATTTTGAGGATGGTTCTTCAGATCAAACTGTCCTTCAAAGTCTTCCGGGCATACCAGCATCCCATAACTGTTCATTCTCATAATACGATGTGGATAGACAAACCCACATGTATCGCACATAGCTAGTGCATTTTTATTACTAGCCACTAGACATACCTCAATCTAGGAACAACTTTCATAACTGCTCGTTCTCTATTTGATAACATTGCTAATGCTAATTTTTCTTCATAATTAACTTTTAACATGTTAATTCGTTCCATTGGAACATTAGGTCTTTTCATAGACATATTATATGCCAGACCACATGTTAAACAAGGAAGAAAACTTTTATGTATATCTGCATTTTGTATTGCTGATTTATTAACATCTTGAAGTTCAGAAATAATTTCTATCTTTAATACATCTGTAGAATTATCAGGAAGAGGCCAAAGAGATAATACAGGATTATCACGTTCTTTCCGAAGTGAGTATTGACTGGGACGGCCTGTTTGTGTTTTATTAGGAATAAGAAGATACTCTTCCGGGGAAATACGTTGTAGTTGTAGATCAGTACTATCTCTATTTAATACTACTTCCAAAGCATCTATAGTAGAAGATGCAAGAGAATAAGTTGTGGTGCTTGCAGCTACAGTTACACTAGAAACAGAAGTACTCCAAAGAAGTATACCTCTATTCTGCCAATCTTTAAGCATAAGATTAACTGATCTACGTGCAGAAGCAGGTTCATGACCAAGAGTGCTTTCACCCCCAATCATTTCCATTGCTTCTTGTATAACCTCATCTATATCAAGGTTAAAATCATATGTACCTGATACTGCCATTATTCCATATCCACCGTAGCTTCACCCCATGCAGAATGATTACAAGATTTACAACCACATTCACAACCTTCTTTGTCACAATGACAACAGCAATCACATTCTAAACATTTTTCTGTTTCATTCATTTTTTAACTCTTTTTCTAACTGTTTTTTTCTTTTTAGTAAATGTTTTTACGTTTGTAGGTTTACCACGAACTCCTTGTGGTTTTGCTCTTTTTCTAGTTACTGCACTTTTTCTTTGTGCAGCAGTCATTGATTTAGCTTTAGATCGTGGCACACATTTTGGATATTTTCTTTTTTTAGATTTAGTAGATGTACGACCACAGGCTTGGAACTTACCCTTTTTCTTGGGCGCACCAATGTCCACCCAATCTCCTTTTGGGCCTTTTCCAAACCATTCTTTCAGGCTCATACGTAAGTGCCGCCACGCTTCTTATATGTTTTAACTAACCAAGCATTAGCATATGCACTAGGATACACATCAAATTTACGTTTAGCTTCAGACTTTACTCTTGAATATAAAGCTTTATTTTTTGGTGTAGGTGATTTGCTTTTTGATTTAGTTTTACGTTTTCTTACGACTGCCATTTGTACCTCTTGCTTTTCTAATAGCTTCCTTACCTTTTTTAAATATAGAAGCTACCTGACTTTTACCCATAACTTTAGCACGTTGTTCTCCTACAGTTAGTATTTGTATCTTACGAGCATAAGGTTTATTTATTCGTTTAACCTTTGCTACTGTTGCTCTAGCATCTGCTGGAGTAGCAAACTTTATACCAACGGTATCTTTTGGATTTTCATCAGTATAAAGTCTTCGACCAGAACCTTTAGGTTTTTTACCAGTACCAACTTTAGGATCACTTTTTTTAGACATTACTTAGTGCGGCCACCACGGGAACGATACTTGGTTTTCATAGCACCACCTTTAGCACGGTATTTGGTTTTCATAGCACCGCCTTTAGCACGGTACTTAGTTTTCATACGACCGCCACCAGCCATTTTTTTTACTTTACTTCTTCCTTTTGTTTTTCTTTTTACTGCCATTTTTTTTCTCCTCTGCATAAAGATTATTAAATGTTACATTAGGGTCCATGTAACTATCGTCTATTTCTGCTGAATGAATATATTGACTTGGAACAAAATCTGGTGCGCCTTCGCCAGCTTCCCACAAAGCAGGATTAGTTATTCTAACTCTATTATTAGGCAATGCTACAATATTACCTGTATATTCATCTGCATCTAAAAGTTCTAATACATGTGATTGTTTATGTTGTGCTGGATCATCTGATATATGACTATCTGTATAATCTATTGTAAACATATAACGACCAGTATAAAATTCTCCATCTATTTTACAAAGCCACGGACTTGAAGATACTCTATCCATTACAATTAATGCATGATTTCTTGATGAACAATCCCACGGTTGGGCTAAGTGTGTTGGCATTCTTTCCGGCCATTCATCCAATCTATTGTCTGCAATTAATGCAGTGATTGGCATTCTGGCCCACATCGCACCACCATGTATATTTTCATCTTCATCACAACCTGTAAA